ACACAGACAACTGCCGGAAGTGAGAATTTGGCAATGAAATTAAATAGCACGGACACTAGTACTACAAGTGGATTTAGTATTACTAATGATACACTAGGAAGACCTACAAGAATTACATCTACAGTAACAGGCGTATATAATGTTCAATTTTCAGCACAACTTCACAAAACTTCAGGTGGTGGTCCTACACAGATTTATATATGGTTTAGAGTAAATAATGTAGATATTCCTAATAGTGCAACAGTTCTTTCATTAGCTAATAATGGAGATCTTTTAGTAGCTGCATGGAATTTTTTTACGCCATTAACAGCAGGTCAGTATGTAGAGATAATGTGGAGAGCATCATCTTCAAATATTGAGCTTCAAAGGAATACAACAATTCCGAGTGTTCCCGGTATTCCATCAGTTATAGCAACAATAGAAAGAGTGTCTTAATGGATATAAGAAAGATATCAGTTGGCCCTGATTATAAGGGTGGTGCAATGCACTATATCGTAGGACAAAAGGTCCTAAACGATACTAACGAGATACACCTTATCAAAAGAGACTATAATACTTTATCTATCAAGATATACATAATAAACAAGAAGGAAGAGGTAGTCCTTTGGAAAGAATTCAATCAAACAATTCCAATTTCAATCGAATTTAATATAGACATTTAATGAAATCACCAACTCAGTTTATAGTAAAACCTGTAAACGGAAGTCGGTACAATAACATTAAGAACATAGGTGGCGTTGATTTTATTATCAATACATCTGAAGAGGAACATAAATTCTCTAACAGACACGCTGAAGTTATTGAGACTCCGTTAGGATATAAAGGTGAGATACAGCCAGGGGACACCCTAATAGTTCACCATAATGTATTCAAGTTCTACAACGACATAAAGGGTAGAAGGAGAAGTGGAAAAAGTTTTTTAAAAGATGACCTGTTTTTAATAGATGAAGAGCAGTTCTTTTTATATAAAACTAAAGGTGTTTGGAAGGCTTACGACAGATATTGTTTTGTTAAACCTATCCCCGCTACTGAGAGTTACATAAAAAAACCGTTCACTAACGAGCCATTGATGGGTGTTATGAAATACCCTAATGAATACTTAAGAAGTAAGGGTGTTAACGAAGGTGACATAATCTGCTTCGCTCCAAATGGGGAGTACGAATTTGACATTGAGGGTGAAAAGCTATACAGGATGTATGATCATTTTATAACATTAAAACTTGATCCGATATGCTGATAATGACACAAGATAATGTACTTAGCAGTCCAAAAGTTTACGTCAGAGATATATTTGATATTGGATTCCAAGATGTAAAAGATGGAGATAAGGTCTTTAAAAACATTCAATACAGGGATAAAGATGAATTTTATAAGAAGGTTTCTTTTTATTTTCCTGACTATTATGTAACTTATAACTTTGTTAGGCAGTCTCCATTAAATCAAGTTGAACCAAACTTCATACATACAGATGAAATGATGGGCAACATTACGGTTATTCTTTACTTAAATGAAGAGTCACCGGAAGATGACGGCACAACAATATATGACGATGAAGGTAAGCCTTTGTGTAAGTTATACTCAAAGTTTAATAGGATGTTAGCGTTTGAATCTAATATTCCGCATTCAAGAAACATATATGAAAACTTTGGGGAGGGTGAACAGTCAAGGTTGGTTCAAGTTATATTTTTAAAGTTAAAGGAAAATGAGAGATAGCAGCGAAATAAAAAAGAAAATCATCAACGCTGGGTACAAAGCTGTAGAGGAACTTATAAAGGTTGCCGAAGAGAGTATCGTAAGCAATGGTGATGACATCTCAGCAGACAAATTAAAAAACGCAGCCGCCTCAAAAAGATTAGCGATATTTGACGCTTTTGAAATACTTAACAAGATTGAGTTAGAGAAAGAAAATATAGCGGTTAATGAGAGTGGGATTGATAAAATAAATTCAAGACAAGGATTTGCAGAAAGAAAATCAAAATAAGCCACTGTACACGGTAATAAAAGATCATGTATCAGGAAGTGTGATATCTAGTAAAAATAGGTCTCGCACATGGCTCTACGGCTATAATGAACAGTACGATATTATCGTAATATCAAAAACTGGACAGATAGGTGAGATATATGATATATCAGGACTTAAAGTTGCGCTTCCTGCGGCCCCTGATCAATGCCACAAAAGACATGACGCTCCGTCAAATCAGTATTGGGAAAGAATGCACGTCCCAAGTGAAGTTCAAAAGATACAAAGTATATTTCAATGGAACGAAAAATCACCTGGATTTAAAAATCTTTGGATAGACTACATAGACGATGAGTTTGAAAGAAGGGAGAAAGGTTTTTGGTTCATGAATAACGGCAAGAAGACTTACATTACTGGGTCACATTATATGTATTTACAGTGGTCTAGTATTGACGTAGGATACCCTGATTTCCGTGAAGCTAATAGAATATACTTTATATTTTGGGAAGCCTGCAAGGCAGACCCAAGGTCATTTGGGATGATATACCTTAAGATAAGACGTTCAGGTTTCTCTTTTATGTCGTCTTCAGAGTGCGTTAATCAAGGGACAATAGCAAAAGACTCAAGGATAGGTATTCTGTCAAAAACTGGAGCTGACGCTAAGAAAATGTTTACCGATAAGGTAGTCCCAATTAACTCAAAGTTACCTTTCTTCTTTAGGCCTATAATGGACGGTATGGACAAGCCAAAGGTAGAGTTGGCATTCCGTATCCCAGCATCAAAGATTACTAAAAAGAATATGCAGAACGCTATTGACGATGACCTAATGGGACTTGATACGTCAATAGACTGGAAAAACACAGAGGATAACTCTTATGACGGTGAGAAATTATTGCTATTGGTCCATGATGAGTCAGGAAAGTGGATCAAGCCAAATAATATTTTGAATAATTGGCGTGTCACAAAAACTTGTTTGAGGGTAGGTAGTAAAATCATCGGTAAGTGTATGATGGGGTCAACCTCAAATGCACTTAACAAGGGTGGTGAGAACTTTAAGAAGTTGTACGAGGACTCAAATGTCAATATAAGAAATGCTAACGGCCAAACTAAAAGTGGTCTTTACTCTTTGTTTATTCCTATGGAGTGGAATATGGAGGGATTTATTGACAAGTACGGTATGCCGGTGTTTAGAAATCCTGACAATCCAATTAAGGGCGTTGATAACGCTATGATTTCAAGAGGTGCTGTTGATTATTGGGAAAACGAGGTTGAGTCTTTAAAGAATGACGCTGACGCTTTAAATGAGTTCTACAGACAGTTCCCGAGGACAGAGTCTCACGCATTTAGAGATGAGAGTAAGCAGGCGTTATTCAACTTGACAAAGATATACCAACAGATTGACTTTAATGACTCTGTAATTACAGAGCATTACTTGACAAGGGGATCATTCGCGTGGAAAGATGGCGTCAAGGACACAAAGGTGGTATGGCATCCAAGTAAAAATGGAAGGTTCTTAATAAGTTGGTTCCCACCTACACATTATCAAAATAATGTCCATGTAAGAAATGGTGTTAAGTATCCTGGTAACGAACACTTAGGGTCATTTGGATGTGACCCATACGATATATCAGCGGTTGTAGGGGGTAGAGGGTCAAACGGATCGTTACACGGGATGACAAAGTTTCACATGGACGATGCCCCAGTTAACGAGTTCTTCCTAGAGTACATAGCTCGACCACAGACAGCCGAAATATTTTTTGAAGAGGTGCTAATGGCTTGTATTTTTTATGGTATGCCTATACTTGTAGAAAATAATAGGCCACGATTATTATATCATTTTAAGAATAGAGGGTACAGAGGATTTAGTATGACAAGACCTGACAAGCCTGCGCATAAATTAACGAATACAGAGAAAGAACTTGGAGGAATACCAAACTCTTCAGAAGACGTTAAGCAAGCTCACGCTTCAGCTATTGAGTCGTACATTGAGAAGTACATAGGATTTGATCAGTCCGGTCTTTACAGACAATCAGACGTTGTTGGCACTATGCCATTTATAAGGACACTTGAAGATTGGGCAAAGTTTGATATTAACGACAGAACATTATTTGACGCCTGTATAAGCTCAGGGTTGGCCATTATGGCTAATCAAAAACACCTTTATGTCCCAGAGAAGAAAGAATCAAAAATTATTATTAACTTCGCAAGATATTCAAATGACGGTTTAACAAGTCAATTACTTAAATGAAAGATATAATAATAGACATCCAATACACAGGCTTTCCTAACCAATGGGCCACTGACGCAGAAAAAGCGTCAGAAGCTTATGGGTTACAGGTAGGTCAAGCTATTCAATATGAGTGGTTTAGAAAAGACGGAACCTCTGCGAGATACTATAGCCGATGGAGAGATTACCACAGGCTTAGGCTTTACGCAAGGGGAGAGCAGTCGGTGGCAAAGTACAAGAATGAGCTTGCTATTGATGGGGACTTGTCATATCTAAACATTGACTGGACACCAGTTCCTGTTATCCCTAAGTTTGTTGACATTGTTGTAAATGGAATGTCTGATAGGCTGTTCAAGCCTAAAGCTTACGCTCAAGATGCTATGTCTCTAGCAAAGCGTAACAAGTACCAAGAGATGATTGAGACTCAGATGGCAGGTAAGCCAATCCTTGAGAAGATACAACAATACACCGGTAAGAATCCATTTGTTATAGACCCTGAGCAGCTTCCTGAGAATGACGAGGAGCTGTCATTGTATATGCAGATAAACTATAAGCCAGCCATTGAAATTGCAGAGGAGGAGGCTATAAATACAGTGTTCGCAGAGAACCACTACGATGACATTAGAAAAAGACTTGACTATGACATGACCGTACTTGGTGTGGCTATAGCTAAGCATGAGTTCTTGTTGGGTGAGGGCGTAAGGATATCTTACGTTGACCCGGCCAATGTGGTTTACAGCTACACTGAAGATCCTTTCTTTAAGGATTGTTTCTATTGGGGTGAGATTAAGACAATGCCACTTACTGAGCTTTACAAAATAAACCCAAATATAACAAGGGAAGACCTGTCAGAGATATCTCAGTACAGCCAAGGTTGGTATGACTATTATAACGTAGCTAGATTCTATGAAAATGATATGTTTTATAGAGACACTTGTACTCTATTGTATTTTAATTATAAGACAACGAAGAAAGTTGTCTATAAGAAAAAAGCCTTAGAGGGTGGTGGGTCTCGCATAATACCAAAGGATGACACCTTTAACCCTCCAGCAGAGATGATGGAGGAAGGTGGATTTGAAAAAATCGAAAAGACTATTGACGTGTGGTACGAGGGTATCATGGTCATGGGTACTAACTTCTTGTTGAAGTGGGAGATGGCTGAGAATATGGTTAGGCCTAAGTCATCATCTCAGCACGCTATGCCAATGTTCATAGCTTGCGCTCCAAGGATGTACAAGGGTGTTATTGAGTCGTTGGTAAGAAGGATGATACCATTCGCTGACCTTATACAAATAACGCATCTAAAGCTACAGCAAGTCATCAACAGGGTTGTACCTGACGGTGTATTTATTGACGCTGACGGCCTCAATGAGGTTGACCTAGGAACTGGCGCAGCGTATAACCCTGAGGACGCCTTGAGGTTATACTTTCAAACGGGTAGTGTCATTGGTAGAAGCTACACTCAAGAGGGTGAATTCAATAACGCTAGGGTGCCAATCACTCAGCTTACGTCAAACTCAGGTGCCGCTAAGACACAGATGCTACTAGCCAACTACCAGCATTACATGGACATGATTAGAACCGTAACAGGCCTTAACGAGGCTAGGGACGGATCTACACCTGATCCTAATTCATTGGTTGGCCTGCAGAAACTTGCAGCGTTAAACTCAAATACAGCGACAAGGCATATTCTTGACAGTGGTTTATACCTTTACAGGACACTTGCGGAGGCTATAACGTACAGAGTAGCAGACATACTACAATACTCTGACTTCAAGGAAGATTTTGCGATGAGGATAGGGAAATATAACGTCTCAATCCTTAATGACATCAAAGACTTGTACATATATGACTTTGGTATCTTTATTGAAGTTTCACCTGATGAAGAGCAAAAGGCACAGCTTGAAGCTAACATACAGATGGCATTGTCAAGAGGTGACATCAACCTTGAGGATGTTATTGACATCAGAGAGCTTAAAAACTTAAAGCTAGCTAATCAATTGTTAAAGGTCAAGAGGGCTAGCAATATGGAGAGGGAAGAGAAGATGGCAATGCAGAAGCAGGCTATGATATCACAACAGCAATTGCAATCACAACAGATGGCAGCTCAAACTGCAATTCAGAAGATACAGTTGGAAGCCCAGGCAAAAGCTCAAGTAATTCAAGTGGAGGCTGAAGCTCACATGAAGAAGATGGAATTTGAGGCTGGAATTAAGTCTCAGTTGATGGCGGAGGAGTTCAACTACAACCTTAAGATACATGAGATGCAGTCAGGGATTGCTTTTGATAAGGATAAAATGAAGGAGGACGAAAAGAAGAAGCGCATTGGCATTCAGAATACACAGCAGTCAAAGTTGATAAATCAAAGAAAGAATAACCTTCCTCCTTTAGATTTTGAGTCAAACGAGGACAGCTTAGATGGGTTTGATTTAGCAGAATTTAACCCACGATAATACAACATAATTATATTTTTTATATTTTTGTAAATTAAAATTTAATCAAATGGAATTCAAATCAGTAAGAGTATTAGACTCAACAGAACAAAAGAGTGTTCAAGAGGTTGAACAAGAGTTGCTTGAAAGACACGAACAGGAAGTTTTTGGCACTCAAGAACAGCAAAATGTACAGAATATTGTACAGCCTCAACAAGAGTTTGAGTTAAGAGAGGAAGACGTTCTTTCATATATTGGTAAGAGATACAATAAGCAGATAAACTCATTTGACGAGCTTATGTCTGAGCGTAACAGTTCAGATGATATGCCGGAGGATGTAGCTGCCTATATGAAATATAAAAAGGAAACAGGTAGAGGTTTTGAAGACTTTCTTAAGTTAAGAAAAGACTTTGACGCCATGCCTGAGGAGCAGCTTCTTAAGGATTATCTATTATCAACCCAAGAGGGCCTTGACGCAGATGACGTTGAGGTCATGTTGGATGACTATAGATATGACGAGGATTTAGATGATGAGTCTTACATTAAGAAAGCTAAGATAGCTAAAAAGAAGGCTGTCAACGAAGCTAAGAAGTTCTTTAATAATCAGAAGGAGAAATATAACACGCCCCTTGAGTCAAGCACGGCAGGAGTTTCTCAGGAAGATAAAGAGGAGTTTGAGGCTTATCGTCAGTATATGAGACAGGCGAAGACTATCGAGGAAGAAAACAATCGTAAGCGTCAGTGGTTCGATCAAAAGACCAATGAGGTTTTTGATAGTGGATTCAAAGGTTTTGAGTTTAACGTCAACAGCAAAAAGCTTATGTTTAATCCTGGGGATACCAATGAACTTAAAAGGATGCACTCTACACCGTCCAATTTTATTAGTAAATTTATTGACGAGAGTGGTTTAATTAAGGACGCAAATGGTTATCATAAGTCATTGGCTGTCGCAATGAACCCTGAAAAGTTTGCCAAGTTCTTCTACGAACAAGGCATGGCTGACGCCACAGATGACTTGATGCGTAAGACTAAGAATATAAATATGACTGAGCGCAGGGCTACTGAGGCAACTAAGGGTAATGATGGTTTTCAGGTCAAAGCGGTAAATCCTGATCACGGAAGAAGTTTAAAAATCCGCAGTATAAAAAAATTATAAACAATAAAATTGTAAAAAAATGGCATTATTAAATAATCCTACTTATGCGTTGCAACCTTCAGCAGAAAGGATGGCAACACAACAAAACTACATTACTAACTTTGATTTCATGAATCAGTATCTTCCTGATACTTATGAGAAAGAATTCGAGCGTTATGGTAACAGAACGATTTCATCTTTCCTACGTCTTGTAGGCGCTGAGATGCCATCTAACTCTGACCAAATTAAATGGTCTGAACAAGGACGTTTACACATTAAGTATCCTTCTTGTACAGCTACAGTAGCTTCCCCTGCATTAACAGCTTCGTTTGTAATTCCTGCTGGTACTGGTGCAACTACAGCAGCTGTAAGAATTGGTCAGACTGTATTCATTCAAGCTAACTCTACAGGTTTGTCAAACAAAGCTATCGTAACAGCGGTAAGTGGTTTGACATTTGACGTAGCTTTCTACGAAGCTCCTGCTGCTGTTAACATTGCAACAGGTAATATTTGTACTGTATTTATCTATGGTTCTGAATTTCAAAAAGGTACAAGTGGAATGATTGGTTCCCTTGAATCAGAACCTGATATCTATAGCAACAAGCCAATTATCTTAAAGGATAAATATGAAGTGTACGGATCTGACATGGCTCAGATTGGTTGGATTGAAGTGACAACTGAGAATGGAGCTACTGGATACCTTTGGTACTTGAAGTCAGAACATGAAACTCGTCTTCGCTTTGAGGATTACCTTGAAACTGCAATGATTGAAGCTGTTCCTGCTCAAACTGGTTCTGGAGCTGCTCAAACAACTGTATTAGGGCCTACAGGTGGATCTCAAGGTATCTTCTACGTTGTAAACGACCGTGGTAACGTTTGGGGTGCTGGTAATCCTACAACTCTTGCTCAATGGGATGACATCGTACAACGTCTTGATAAGCAAGGTGCAATTGAAGAAAATGTAGTATTTGTTGATCGTAAGTTTAGCTTTGATATTGATGGTATGCTTGCTTCATTGAACGGTCTTCCTACTACGGGTGCTTCAAATGCCGCTTCATTCGGTTTGTTTGATAATGACGTAAACATGGCGTTAAACCTTGGTTTCTCAGGATTCAGACGTGGTTATGACTTCTACAAGTCAGATTGGAAATACTTGAACGACCCTACAATGAGAGGTGGCCTTGCTACATCTCCTGCTGGTACAGCTTCAGGAACAGTAACAGGACTTTTAGTTCCTGCCGGATCAACTTCTGTTTACGATCAGATTATGGGCAAAAATGCAAAGCGTCCATTCCTTCACGTTCGCTACCGTGCGACTGAAACTGAAGATCGTAGATATAAAACATGGATTACAGGGTCTGCTGGTGGCGCTGCAACTAGCTCCTTAGATGCTATGGAAGTTAACTTCCTATCTGAGCGTTGCGTATGTACTTTAGGTGCTAACAACTTCGTATTGTTCAGATACGGTGCATAATTTGTGATAATAAATGGGGGGCTTTTATTAGTCCCCCTATATTTAAAATTAAATCAAATTAAATCTAAAAAATATGTCAGAAATTAAAAAACTAACACCTACTGATAAGGTGTACAGATTAAAGAGTGGATCTCCGTTATCTTTCACTTTAGCGTCAAGGCATCATCCAAGATTCCCGTTAATGTGGTACGATGAAAAAAATAATGTAAACAGGGTGTTGAGGTACGCCTCTAATCAAAAGTCTCCATTTGAGGACGAGCAAGACGGAAATGCTATAATTGAAGCGATAGTATTTGAAGACGGGATGTTAACTGTCCCAAAATCAAATCCAGTGCTACAGTCATTTTTAAGTTATCACCCTCAAAACGGCTTTGTATTTGAGGAGGTTGATCACGAAAGAGACGCTAAACAAGAGGTAGAATATTTGAATGTGGAGGTTGACGCGTTGATTGCGGCTAGAGAAATGTCTTTAGAAAAATTAGAGATTATGACGAGGGTTTTATTTGGTAAGGACCCATCTGTAATCTCAACGGCAGAGTTAAAAAGGGATATGTTGGTGTTTGCAAAAACAAATCCAAGTGATTTCATGGAGGCGATTAACGACCCTGAATTAAACTACCAAGGCAAGGTTATGTTGTTCTTTGAAAGAAAATTATTGCAATTAAGAAATAACGAAAGGGAGATTTGGTTTAATACGCCAACAAATAAAAAGAAGATGTGTACTATACCGCACAACTTTGACCCTTATGATTTCGCTGGACAATATTTACAAAGTGACGAAGGTCTTGACGCATTAAAAATGTTAGAAACGTTTTTATAGTCGTTTATAAAATAAATATTTATAGTTATATTTAGAGGGTATAAAAAAATATGCCCTCTTTTTTTTATATTTGTAAAAAATAGTTAGATGATAAACTCAGTAAGAAATACGGTACAGTCTGTTCTTAATAAGAACAACTACGGATATATATCTCCGGCTGACTTTAACTTATATGCCAAGCAGGCACAGATGGAGATATTTGAGGAGTATTTCACGGCTTATAACAAAGTTATAAATATGGAGAACGCTCGTATGGCTGGCACTGATTATGCTGATATTGAGCAGCCCCTTGCTGAGGTTATGGAGTCATTCCTAACATCTGATTTTTTGGTTCCTATACCAACACCGTCAGGATTTTCTACTAATCAGTTCTTTGCGCCATCGGTTATTACTGTGGGCAATGATTTCTATATGATTAGTAAGATTTTATGCTACACTAACTTTCTTATAGGTGGGTTAAATAGTGGCGTGTCTACAAACCAATTGGTTGACGCTACTGCTAACTTTATAACAGCAGGGGTTAAGTCGGGTGATATAATTGTCAACATAACTACACTAAAAGCTGCGGAGGTAATAGCGGTATCTACGACTGTACTTACATTATCGGATAATATATTCACTGCTTCGTCTGAGAGCTATGGCGTTTACTCAGCATCAAGCATCAGCGAGGCTGAGAAGGTATCAGTTGGGAAAATAACAATGCTAAATAGTTCATTGCTAACAGCACCATCGCTAATATACCCATCGTATACATATACAAATGTGACTAACATTACAATGTATCCAAAGGATATTAAGGGCTACGGAGCTGTTAACGCCACCTACTTTAGGTATCCTAAGGACCCTAAGTGGACATACATTACACTTGCTAATGGCGAGCCTGTATTTGACCAGTCACAGCCCGACTACCAAGACTTTGAGCTACCGTTAGAGGAGGAGTATAAATTAGCTATAAAGATATTACAGTACTGTGGTATAACGATAAGAGAAACAGAGGTAGTGCAGTACGCGCTAGGTCAAGAAATGCAAAGAGACGCTAACACTTAAAATATAAATAATGGGATATATATCACAGTACGAGTACTATACCAATAACGGTAACAATCCTACCGATGCCAATTGGGGGTTGTACCAATACGTTAGCCTTCAGGACATCGTTAATAACTTCTTATTGATGTACACCGGCAATCACTCATTAGTTAATAATGAGGAGAGGTATAAAATATTGTTCCACGCAAAGAGAGCAATCCAAGAGTTAAACTATGACGCGTTCAAAGAGATTAAGGTGTTAGAGCTTAGCGTCTGTGACCAATTACGCTACGTCTTACCATCTGACTTTGTCAACTGGGTTAGAATATCACAGTACAGGGACGGTTGGTTAATGCCTCTTTCTGAAAATATACAGACACTATCATCAAAAGCTTATTTACAGGACCATAACTGTAATATTCTTTTTGATCAGAACGGTAATATATTGGAGCCGCAGTTCTCGAATATTGACTACGATAGAATAAAAAAATATAAGAAGAGCATCTACTTAAATCATGGACATCAGTTTGATGGGCAGTATGGTTGGAACGTTGACGGAGTTTGGTACTTTGAGTATGGGATTGGGGGTGCGTTTGGTCTTAACACTGAGACGGCTAATCGCAATCCTACGTTTAATATTGACAAGAAGGCTGGTGTTATAAACTTTGACTCAACGATTGAGGGGACAATAATACTTGAGTATGTATCTGACGGTATGGAGAATGGTGACACGGCCTCTATAACTGTAAATAAATTATTTGAGCAGTACATCTACGCTGCTATAAAATATGAGATATTAAATAGTAAATTTGGCGTTCAAGAGTACATCGTTGGTAGAGCTAAAAAAGACAAGTCAGCTCTATTAAGAAACGCTAAGATCAGAATAAGTAACATTCACCCAGGACGCCTACTAATGAACCTAAGGGGCATGGATAAGATAATTAAGTAACATGGCAAACTTCACAAGGAACTTTATAAAGGGTAGAATGAACAAGACGTTTGACGAGCGTATTGTTCCTGATGGCGAATACATTGACGCCATGAACGTAAGGATGGGTTCTACCGAAAAAGCTGAGGCTGGAGCTGTAGAGAATACCGTTGGTAATTTGCCATTGACAGTTCTTGAGTACTTAGGCAATCAGTTAAGCGTAGATGCAAGGACTATTGGTGCTATTGACGATAGCGCAAAGGAAACTGTGTATTGGTTTGTTCATGACTCAAATTTTCCTGCATCTCCTACAGGTAAGATTGACTTGGTGGTGTCTTTTAATATGACCACGCAAGTATTGACGTATCATATAATTAGCATCAATGATGGCAGTGGCGTTAATACTACTTTGAACTTCAATGCATCTTACCTTATTACTGGCGTAAACATAATTGAGGATTTATTATATTGGACTGACGATTATAATGAACCAAGGTTTATAAATGTAACTAGGAACTATGATAACCCGGATTCTAGTGGGGTAGATTATAATGGGGTGCCTGATCTTCTTAGAGAATCTATACTTGTGATTAAGAGGCCACCTACTGAGGCTCCAACTATAGAACTTATAGAATTAGCTGGTCAAGAGAATTACCTTACTGAAAGATTTATATGCTTTGCTTATAGATACAAGTATATTGATGGCGAGTATAGTGCTACGTCACAGTGGTCTGACATAGCGTTCGATCCAAACCCATTTGAGTTTAGTAGCGAAAGTTACTTAAATGAAGGTATGACCAATAGGTTTAATGGGGCTAACGTATACTTTAATACTGGAGGTCCATTAGTTGTTGGTGTTGATTTATTATTCAAGGCCGCTAATAGTAACATCATAAAGGTTATTGAGAAGTTTGATAAAAATAACACACCTTGGGTTGGTAATAACACCACTCAATATATTACTTTTTCAAATAGCAAGATATTTACAATACTTCCTGAGTCAGAACTTTTAAGGTTGTATGATAACGTGCCAAGACTCGCAAAGGCTCAAACTATAATGGGCAATAGGATTATGTATGGCAATTATGTTGACGGATATGATTTAATTGATAATAATGGTCAACCGGTACAATTTACATATGATGCAAACTTGTTAAACGAAGTAGTAACAGGTAATGAATTAACGCTTTCTTACTCAAATGGTATTTATAATATAAATGGTTTTGCTAATATTATTAACTCTGTTTTAGACATTGA